TTTTTATAGGAAGGAATAGATTATGTTTGGATTACCATTAGAATTAATAACTATGTTATTCTCTACTGTACTAGGTGGAGTTATGTCTATCTGGGGACAGAACAGTAAGAATAAAGCAGAACAACAGAAGTTGTTAATTGGAGCTACTAACTCTGCAAGAGAGTATGGATCTAAAGATAAACACTTTGCTTGGACACGTAGGATAATAGCGTTATCAGCTGTTATATCTATTATTGTGTTACCTAAGTTAGTAGCCGTATGGTATCCGGAAGTACCTGTCTTTGTAGGTTATACAGAGGTACAAGGTGGTTTTTGGAATTTCTTATTTGGGCCTGAGAGTCAGATAATATGGCAGTCAGCTCAAGGGTTTGTTATAACTCCGTTAGATACACACATTGTATCAGCTATAGTTGGATTATATTTTGGAGCGGGGTTTGCTAAATGATGGATATTGATAATCAATGGCATTTGTCTAAGACAGTGCCGGTTACTATGATATTAGCTATACTAATACAAACAGTATCACTTGTTTGGTATGTGTCTTCACTAGATAATTCTGTTAATAATAATAGTAGAGATCTGTTAAGACAGGAAACCAGAATAGAAACCTTAGAGAAGGTAGTACAAACTCAGGCTTTAACCTTAGCTCGTATTGATGAGAATATTAAGTCTATCAGGATCATGATGGAAGAAATGAGAAAGGAAGATAAATAGCTATGTTAAATAAAAAACAGAATAAAAATATGTCTAAAAGAGCTTACATATGTTTTTTAGTAGGTATAGTTTTGGCATCAACTTTAATATCAGCATGTAGTTCTATAGTAGTAGAGTACCCTTCCGTTTGCATTAATGAAGATGCTGATTGCCAGAGGAATTTAAATGCAGAAACTCTTTCAAGAATTGGGGAACAGGAGGCAGCGCTTGAGCTGCTTAAAACTGATCCTGTTATGTCTGATGCTCTTACCGAGCCAGATGATAGCCGATGATGTAGTAACACTAGGTGATTTTAGTAACAACTACGAAGACTCAACTGTAAGTAGTAACAATGATACAGTTAATAACACAACTAATAATAATGCTACAGGTGCAGGAGAAGCTGCTCCGGTTATGTCTAGTATAGCTCCTACTGTTATGGGAGGAGGTGGTAACGATAGTTGTTTGTTACCTACAACATCAGGATTACAACTTAGCTTGTTTGGTTACTCACAAGGTACAATGAGACAAGATCCATACTGTAATAGAAGAAAAAATGCTAGGCTATTAGGTACACCACAACAAATAGGTGGTTTAGGTCTACAGGTATCTGCAATATCAGTTATTTGTAATGATCCAAATGTATTTAAAGCAATGATATTAGCATCTACTCCTTGCCCTATAATGGATGTTGTAACAGGCAAACTATTAATGGGTAAAATGGCAGTAAATAAATATAGAGAAAACCCTAGTGTTTTTATAGTAGGGTACAAAGATAACAAGGCTTTTTGGGATAGCTTATTAAGGATTGGAGAGGATCTAACAGATGAAATTAATGAAACAAAAGTTACTAACAGCGGCGGGGACACTCGCTCTCTTAGTGAACGGTTCAGGACTACTCGCACAAGAGTTCAACCAGACAGGCGATCAGAAGATACAGTCACTAATTAATACAATTAGTATTATAGATAACAGATTACAGTTGTCAATCAACTTAGGTATAGGTGCTGTAGGTTATGCTGAAGTAGGTGGAGTAATAGTTGATGGTGCACTAGATGGTTCTAAGGTTACAGAAGCTATGTTAGTGGCTTATGAAAATGCTAGAGATAGTGTATTAACACATGACTATGCAACAGCTACAAATGCTAATCAATTGTTTATCCAAGAACATACTGCGGCTATGAATAGTTTAGTGAATGCAGTTGATGTGTTAGGTGACGCCACTTCTGTGTTAATGACTGCTACATCTGTTGCGGCCATCGCGGAAGAAGCTGACACAAAGCCTGAGCAAGTTGCTTTACAAGAAATGATAGCTACAGATGAATATAGTCTTGATGCTTCAGAAGTAGACGACTATAACAATGCAATTGATGCGGTAGCAGACTATGCTCAACAAGCTGGTGCTTTTATGGCTGCAGCTAATAACTCCGAGTTAACTACCAGCATAGACAACTATGCGGCAAATAATAATATAATGATAGGTACTTATACATCTATCACATACACACAAAGTGTTGATGAATTTGTAATTGCTTGGGATGACTCAGGTTATGGTACAGGGTGGAACGGTTATTTAACTGAGGATATGAAAGATGCAGATGACGTTTACGGTGCTGCAGCATACATATTACAACATGGCTCAGCTTCCTCTAACATGTAGGAAAATATTATGATAGAAGAAACAGAAGTTAAAGTAGGTGGATTCACATTTAAAGGGTGGTACATTGCTGCCGCCCTGCCAATACTAGGATCTCTTAGTGGCGGTATATATTATGGATATGATACACTTCAAAGGTTCTATGCAGTAGAATCAGGTATTGAAACAGTTGTAAATAAGTCAAATTCATTTGATAGTAAAGCAAGTGAATTAAGCTCTAGAATACAAACAATAGAACAAGCGGTGGCAGACAATGATGTACGTGGACTTAATACGAGGTTGTCAACGATTAGCACGCAAATGCAAACAATCTTGGAACAACAGAAAGAGTTGCTTGACTTACGTAGTCAGGTTGAGAGATCGACTGGGATCACTGATAGTCTGGGCGATAAGCTTGACGAATACCAAACTGAAATAAATGACATATGGAAAGCATATGATTCACTAGTAGAGAACCCATTACAGTAAAGGAGATATATTATGGCAGCAACCCCAAATAAAGGTAAAGCTAAAGTAAAAGTTACTGCAAGCGGTAAACGAGTTAGTTATGGTCAAGCAGGTAAAGCTAAAGATGGTAGCAGAAGAGTACAGCCTAGTAGTAAAAAAGGTGATGCTTATTGTGCTAGGTCTGCAGGTCAAAAGAAACGTTCACCGGCAGCAGCTAAGAATCCTAACAGCCCATTAAACCTAAGTAGGAAGAGATGGAAATGTTCTGGGACTAAATCAAAGAGGTAATCATGGCAGTTAAGAAAATCAAGAAAGCTTTTAAACATTGTGCTGGTTGTAAAACAAAAGCAGCTTGTAAGAAAGCAGGTAAATGTGTAGGTAAAAAGAAATAGTCTGGCACTAACTTAAAGTGCTACGTCACTCGCTACGTTGTTCGTGCAGACGGAATTTCGCTACCTTAAGCTAAACACCGGGCAGGCGTCAGAGCCTGGAGTACTAGGTATTAACTATGCTTCAGGCTCCATTTAGGAAAAATTATGGACAGTAAAATGAAAGAAGAAAGAGCTCAGTTGGAAGCTCTTAGAGAGTTAAAGAGAAGAAAAAACTTAACTGACTATTCAGAAAACTTTGAAAAATTTTCTGAGGAACAAATAAGAATTATTACTAAAGACGCTACTAAAGGTTTTGTGCCATTTAAATTTAATGAAGCTCAATCTATTATTAACGAGGCTTTAGAAAAGCAAAGAAAAGAAACAGGTAAAGTTAGAGCTATAATACTTAAGGCTAGACAACAAGGTATATCTACTTTTTGTGCCGGAAGAGTATTCTGGAAGACTTACTTTCAGCAACACACTAGGTCTGTTGTGATGGCACATGATAGTGCTACTTCAGATTCTTTGTTTACTATGAGTAAAAACCTAATTAAGAATATGGAAAAAGGGTTACAACCTAAGTTAGAAAAAACGAACGCAAAAGAAATTTCAATTCAAACTCCGGCATACCCTGATTCAGATGCAGTTGGTTCATACCGTCTGTATACGGCAGGTTCACCAGAGGCTGGACGAGGTACTACTCCTACTATATTACATGGATCAGAAGTTGCATTCTGGCAACATGATGCTAAGATACTTGCTGGACTATTCCAAGGTATATCACAATCAGATGGTACTGAAGTTATTATTGAGTCAACAGCTAACGGTGCATCAGGTGAATTTTATAGGTTGTATCAAGCGGCGGCTGCAGGTGAGTCTGATTATATAGCTATATTTATTCCTTGGTTTAAAACTATAGAATATAAAAGAGAAGTACCTGAAGGATTTGAATTAACATTTGAAGAAAAAGACTATAAAGAAAAGTATGACTTAACAGATGAACAACTATACTGGAGACGATTAAAAATCGTAGAAGGTGGAGTAGATAAGTTTAGACAAGAGTATCCTGCTAATTCAGAGGAAGCTTTCTTGGTTTCTGGTGCATCAGTATTTGACTCAGAGAAAATAAACTCATTTAAACCTACACCACCAATTGCATTAAGAGGCTATAATGATGATCTCGGTTCTTTTGATGACAGCCCTAGAGGTAATCTAGAAATATGGATACCACCTGATTGGCAAGACAATTATATTATAGGGGCTGATGTTGCTCTTGGTGTTAAACAGGATTATAGTACAGCTATAGTTATGAACACTAAAGGTCACATCTGCGCTATGTATAGAGATAATACGGTAGATCCTACTTTATATGGTGAACATTTATTTTATCTAGGTAGATATTTTAATAACGCACTGTTAGCAGTAGAATCTAATAGTATGGGTGTAGCTACATTACAAAGACTCAAACAAATGAGTTATGTTAATATGTATTATGAAACGAAAGCAGCTAGGTTAAGCTCAGAAGAAGGTCAAACTCCTGGATTCAGGATGACACACGGAAGTAAACCTAGAGTTATCGGTCAGTTAAAAAATGCGGTAGAAGAAGAAGACATTTGGATTCCTTCTAAAGTAATACTAGCTGAAATGAAAACATATATATCTACACCATCAGGTAAAACAGAAGCTTTACAAGGACATCATGACGATACTGTTATGGCATTAGCTATTACCTGGGAAGCTTATCGTACTAACATAGATAAATTATCAAATCAAAAAGTCGATTGGAGACAAAAGAACTTTGTCAACACTAATAATGAGGATTGGATTTAATGGCTAAAACAAGCAAACAGATAGAAGACGTTAGGGCTAGAATGATGAAAGACCCAAGACAAGCTAACTTTGCTAAACATATGATTAATCCTGCTACTGAAGAAGGTCAAGAGAAAATAAAAAACTTTCAGGCGGCAGGAGTTAAGGCTTCAGCAGAGGCTCGTAGACTAAAGAAAGAACGTGACGCTAGAATTAAAGAGAAAGCCGCTGAGATGGCTGAGACTTTAGAAGCACTTAATGTTGTTGCACAAGATCCTTTAGATATAATGAAATTGCTAATGCATGAAGCAATGGAAGCAGGTGACCGTGAAGAAGCATTTAAGATAGCTAAAGAACTAGGCGAATATAAAGCACCTAAGAAAACAAGAGTGGAAACTGTTAATACAGAAAGAACTAGTGCAGACTTAAGTGTAGAAGAGTTAGAAGAACTAGCTCAACTCAAAAAAGATTTAGGAGGATAATAATGGCTATTTATAGACCTTCAAAAGGTGTTAAACAGAAGAATGGTAAGGTCTGGGACCCTACTACGAAATCTAAGAATTCAGCTACTTATGGACGTAATAACGTTAAAGAACATAAGGAGCCAGAGCTTGTCCGTGCCCATCGTGAAGAATGGCGAAAAGAGGGTAAAGACGGACTACACAGTTGAACCTCATGCTGTCCTTTAGGTTTTCGGGGTACCTTTGGTTCAAAAACCCCGTACTAGAATACATGCCCATATGGGTGCTAGATTGATAGGAGGCCTTATATGGGCGATTATATGAGTGGTTACCGTGAAAAAGTAACTGACGACCAACTAATAAGTTTAATTGATACAGGTGTATCTAATTCTGCTGGAGACTTTTTAAACTCTTCTGAGTTAGCTAACGATAGATTACAATCTACTTACGAATACGCTGGATTACCAGCAGGACACCTTAGTCCTAATGGTGTATCTAAAATTGTTTCATCAGACACTACAGAGACAATAGAAGCTTACTTAGCTATTATTTCAGAATTAATGTTTAACAACAACAGATTAGCTAAATTCAAATCTTGGACAGCTTCACCAAGCGCTATTGCAGCAGCAAATGACGCTTCTGATTTAGTTAACTATACCATATTCAAAAAGAATAATGGTTGGGAATTAATGAATACATGGGTAAAGTCTGCCTTACTATGGAAAAACTCTATTATCCGATGGGATTTTGTAGAAGATATTTCTACTAGCTTTGAAGAGTATGATTCCCTTACTGAAGAATCATTAGATCTTAAGCTATCAGAGAAAGACATAGAAGTAGTAGGTGAGTTAAACTTTAACCCAGCAACTAACAGTTATGAAGATGTAAGGCTAAAAAGATCTTATGATATGTCTAGAGTTAAGATTGAAAATGTTCCACCGGAAAACTTTCTTATCTCAAGAGATGCAAGCTCTATTGAAGATGCAAACTTTGTAGGTGTTCAAATAGAAATGTCTAGATCAGATATACGTAAAATGTATCCTGATATGGCAGAAGAAGTATCTGATTGGTCTGAATTACCTAGTTCAGGTGAAGAACATTCTAACTACTCTGAAGATGTGGCTGTACGTAAACGTGTTACTGGACAAACATATTGGTCTGGTGCATCAGATGATAATCACGACATGCTTGAGGCTAATATAAATGTAGCTGTAACAGAGTGTTGGATTAAGGTTGACCGTGATGGTGATGGTATAGCAGAACTTAAACATATTATCATAGCAGGTAGTACTATACTACATGAAGAAGATTGTAGTTATGTTCCACTAGCTTCATTAAGTCCATTTGAAATACCTTATGAGTTTTATGGTTTATCTATTGCAGATATGACTAGATCTACTACACTTACATCTACTGCTATACTACGTGGTTTTGTAGAGAATACTTATTTAAGTAATTACTCACCTAAGTTAGCAGACCCTAATGTTGTGGACTTCTCTGCTTTACAGAATATGAGACCTAAACAGATTATACCTACTAACGGTAATCCTGCAGGCGCAGTTGCAGATCTTCCACCAAGCACTATAAGTGCAGGTACAGTTCCTTTACTACAACACTTGCAAGTACACAAAGAACAA